AGTTGAGCTATCTGATAACGATGTAAATGCTATCAAGAATTCTGTTGGTGGTGAAGTTGAATACGACAAAGTAATTGACTGGGCTACCAACAACCTGTCTGAATCACAGATCGAAGCGTACGACGACATCATCTCCACTGGTAACACTGACGTAATCCAGATGATGGTTGATGGTCTTAAAGCACAATACGATTCTGCTAATGGATTTGAAGGACGAATGCTGACTGGTAAAGCTGCCAACAATAGTAGTGATGTCTTCCGTAGTCAGGAAGAAGTTGTCTCTGCTATTGCTGATCCACGGTATGACCGTGATCCTGCTTACCGCAACGATGTCCTTGAAAAGCTTGAACGATCTGATGTGACCTTCCGATGACAACAATTATTGAAGACGGCGGTCGCACAAACATCTACGCAAAAGAACCACCTATGACAATTATGGATGTAACTGAAACCCACAATGAAAAGGCTGAGAAGCTTAATGGTCGTCTTGCAATGCTGGGCGTCATGGCTGCTCTGGGCGCTTATGCATTGACTGGACAAATTATCCCTGGTATTTGGTAATGACAGTACGACCCTACGAAGAAACTCAGCGTCCTGCTGAGCCAAAGCCTGCTAAGAAAGCACCGGCTAAGAAGAAAGAAACAGCTGACATGTCAGTAACAACCTTCTCTTAATTATGCCACAAGGTAAAGGAACTTACGGAACAAAGAAAGGTCGTCCCCCTAAGAAGGGAGGCAAGAAATAATGGCCGCACGCAAAGGTCTTTACGCAAACATCCACGCTAAGCGCAAACGTATTGCCTCTGGTAGTGGTGAAAAAATGAGAACGCCTGGTAGTAAAGGAGCACCTACCAAAGCTAACTTCACACGCTCCGCCAAAACTGCTAAGAAAAAGTAACTCTTTAATTATGAAATCTATTATTGCTGCCGGTTTCCTCCTCGGCTGTGCCCAAGGCGCTATTGCTGGTCCCTACGCAAACGTCGAAATCAATTCTGGTTTCGTTGGTTCTGATGGAACCGGCTCTGCTACCGACGTCCACGTTGGTTACGAAGGTGCCAACTGGTATGTCCAAGGTGGTCCTGCTCTGCTGGCACCTGATGGTGAAGATGGTGATGTCCAACTGTCTGGTAAAGCAGGTGGTTCTTACAGCATCAGTGAAGCACTGTCTGTGTACGGAGAAGTTTCCTTCATCACTGGTGACGACGACAACAGCTACGGCACTAAGGTCGGCGCTAAGTACAACTTCTGATATTTAATACAGCCCTCCACTGGACGTGAGCCTTGGGAGGGCTTCATTAAAGTGCTCAAATACATACCCTAAACAACAACAAAAACCCTGCACTTTTAATGACCGCTGTACTTCAACAACAACAGAGGTCTACCTGGGATGAGTTTTGCTCCTGGGTAACCTCAACAAACAATCGACTTTATGTCGGCTGGTTTGGAATCCTCATGATTCCTTGCTTGCTGGCTGCAACCATCTGCTTCGTTACTGCTTTCGTCGCAGCACCTCCTGTAGACATCGATGGAATCAGAGAACCAGTATCCGGATCCCTCATGTGGGGAAACAACATCATATCGGGAGCCGTCGTTCCGAGCAGCAATGCCATCGGACTTCACTTCTACCCAATTTGGGAAGCTAATACACTTGATGAATGGCTCTACAACGGGGGTCCATATCAGCTCGTCGTATTCCACTTCCTCATTGGCGTCTTTGCTTACATGGGACGCGAATGGGAACTTAGTTATCGACTAGGGATGCGCCCTTGGATCTTTGTTGCTTACTCTGCTCCGGTTGCTGCGGCGACTGCTGTTTTCCTTGTTTATCCTTTTGGACAAGGTAGCTTTTCAGACGGTATGCCTCTTGGCATTTCCGGTACTTTTAATTACATGCTTGTGTTTCAAGCGGAACATAACATCCTCATGCACCCCTTTCACATGTTGGGAGTTGCTGGTGTATTTGGTGGTTCTTTGTTCAGCGCTATGCACGGAAGTCTTGTTACTTCTTCTCTCATTCGTGAGACGACTGAAGAGGTCAGCCAGAACTATGGCTACAAGTTTGGTCAAGAGGAAGAGACATACAACATCGTCGCCGCTCACGGTTACTTCGGACGACTGATCTTCCAATATGCATCTTTTAACAATTCTCGCTCGCTGCACTTCTTCCTCGCAGCGTGGCCTGTTGTCGGTATCTGGTTTGCCGCCCTCGGCGTCAGCACCATGGCCTTCAACCTCAACGGATTCAACTTCAATCAATCCATTACTGAGAGTCAAGGTCATGTGGTGAACACATGGGCTGACATTCTCAACCGTGCCAACCTCGGCTTTGAGGTGATGCATGAGCGGAATGCACATAACTTCCCGCTCGACCTTGCATCCGTGGAGACAACTCCCGTGGCACTGCAGGCTCCTGCAATCGGTTAATTACTTCGTACGTTCATCCCACTGGGACGCATGTTGCCTAAGCATGGAACGGGGCTTAGGTTTATTTGTACGAACTATGTCTGATCTCGAAAAGCGTTACATCATCAAAGAGCAAAGGAACTTCATCCGTCAGGAAAAGGAAGTCGCTCTTTGTTATCGCGGAACTGCTTACAAAAAAACTGTTCTGAACTGATCTGGTGACTCAGTGGGAGGTTCGATTCCTCCCTTCAGTTATTGGCGTTGGCCTTCTACGGAAGATACCCTTCGCCGTCTAGACGGTGGGAATAGACCACAAAAATTTTGATCGATCGAAAAGGCTACATATCTCTAATTATTTTATTTACTACCAATGGCTAATACCAATCAGGTAAACCTTGGTCGCGCTAATCTGACAGGCAACGCCTCTAACAACCGCGATCTTTACTTGGATCTTTTCTCCGGAGAAGTGTTCAAGGGTTTCCAATACAACTCCATCGCTCGTGACCTTGTCATGAAGCGCACGCTGAAGAACGGCAAGAGTCTTCAGTTCATCTACACGGGTCGTACCAAGGCGGAATATCACACCCCTGGCACCCCGATCCTGGGTAACTCCGACAAAGCTCCTCCGGTGGCTGAGAAGACCATCACGGTCGATGACCTGCTGGTCAGCTCCGCTTTCCTGTATGAGCTGGACGAAACCCTTGCTCACTACGAGCTGCGCGGCGAGATCTCACGCAAGATCGGCTACGCCCTCGCTGAGACCTATGACCGGAAGATCTTCCGCAGCATCACTCGTGGTGCACGTCAGGTCTCCCCGATTACCGCTACCAACTACAAAGAGCCCGGTGGCACCCAGATCCGTCTCGGTACTGCTACCGACAGCTCTGACGCTACCAACCCCACTTCTCTGATTGCAGGCTTCTATGACGCTGCTGCTGCTCTCGACGAGAAGGGTGTCAGCTCTGATGGACGTGTGGCTGTTATCAACCCCCGTCAGTACTACGAGCTGATCCAAGCTGTTGGTTCCAACGGCCTGGTGAACCGTGACGTCCAGGGCACCGCTCTGCAGTCCGGTCAAGGCATCATCGAAATCGCTGGTATCAAGATCTACAAGTCCATGAACATTCCGTTCCTGGGCAAGTTCGGTACTAACTCCAGCCTGCCTTTGGCTGGTGATTTCGTTGGCGAAACTATGGCTGCTGACACCGCTGTGTCTGGCGACAACTATGGCTCCCGTAACAACTACGGTGGTCAAGTCTTCGGCAAGTCCTGTGGTCTCATCTTCCAGAAGGAAGCCGCAGGTGTTGTGGAAGCTATCGGACCTCAAGTCCAAGTGACCAGTAACGACGTGTCCGTGATGTATCAGGGCGACCTGATCGTCGGCCGTCTCGCTATGGGCGCTGACTACCTGAACCCCGCAGCTGCTGTGGAGTTCGTGGTTGACGTTGCTCCTACCGTTACCAACGGCGCTGTGGCTACCACTGGTGCTGCTGCATTCTGATTTACCTATCTATTTATTAGATCTACGGGGGACCTTCGGGTCCCCTTTTTTTTATTCATATGACTACTCCCTCTACGATTTCACTCGATACCGAACTATCCGCAGTTAACTCTATTCTGGGGAGTATCGGTCAGTCTCCAGTTACAAGTCTCGACTTCACTAACCCTGAGATTTCTTTCATTCATAATCTTCTTCGTGAAGTTAATGTCGATATTCAGAATGAAGGCTGGTCTTTTAATACTGAATATCACGTCACCTATTCACCTGACACTAATGGTTACTTTGTCATTCCTCCTAACGTAATTAGGTTTGACGTACATGATAATCAAAACATCAAAACTACTAATGTAGTCAAACGTAACGGAAGGCTTTATGACAAGTACAACCACACCGATGTATTCACCGCAGATCTTGATCTCGACGTCGTTACCCTTTACGAGTTCAGCGATCTTCCTTCTGTCTTTCAACGCTACATTACTTACCGTGCTGCTGGCAGAGCTGCTGCTCAGCTAGTTGGTAACCCTCAGCTCGTACAGCTTTTAGGTACACAGGAAGCTCAGGCACGTGCTGCCTGTATGGAATACGAATGTGATCAAGGCGATCACACCTTTATGGGTTGGCCTGATGGCACCTCATACAACGCATATAAACCTCATCACGCACTACGTCGCTAATGGCAAGCATTACTCAGACTATCCCTAGTTTTACTGGTGGTATCTCACAACAACCTGATGAGCTGGTACTACCAGGGCAGGTGAAAGATCTAGTTAACGGTATCCCTGACATCACGGATGGTCTGGTAAAGCGTCCTGGCAGTAGGTTTGTCAATTCTCTGTCTGGTGCATCTACTGGTACTTGGTTTAGTTACTACCGTGACCAAAGTGAAGGTGCTTACATTGGTCAAATTCAAAGAAATGGCACAGTAAGAATCTGGGATTCATCAGGCAACGCAGTAAGTGTTAGCGGTAGTTCTAGTTCATACCTGACACACAGCAACGATGAGGACATCAAATTTTTAACTATTGCTGATACTACATTTGTCACTAACGTCACTAAAGAAGTTAAGCGTACAAATGATAAGTCTGATGACCGTGCCGTCAGTATTGGCGATAGCAATAATAATAAATACCAAGCATTTGTTGAGCTTCGTCAACTTGCTCATGGCAGAGAGTACAGTTTCAGCGTTGCTTCTACTAATGATTCTGAAGTCAGTATTACTAACTCTGGGGAAGGAAGAGCTACTTCAATCTTTGTAGCTACGCCCAGCGGTGGCACTCCTCCTAACGGTTACGAGACTATTGCACGTGGTAATGCTCAGACAGGTATCAACCCCAACTGCGAACATCAAGCATCTGAAATTTTTACTGTAAACAGCGGCAACGGTAGAAACCTTGTCTTCCGTCTGACCGCCACTTGTCAGGTAGCGGTGCAAGAAAACGTAGGAAGCGGTAACTCTCTAGATGGTAATGACTATGTCGGTGTTTACAACGTCACAGTAGAGCTTCTCAATGGTGGATATGGCTGGGCTCCAAATAATACAGTAACCGTACAAATGCGGAATGTGAATTACACCGTTACCGTTAAAACTATTCAGCAGATAAACGCAAGAATAGGTTTTGGATTCTTTAGACCACAGCCATCTTCGTTTGATGCAAACGTAGATGTTTCTGCTGACAGTATTTTAAGCCAAGCTGTTAAGGGATCTGGTACTGGAGAAATTAACCTAAATGTAGTTCAAAAAATTGGCAACGGTTTATTCCTAGCGCATAGCTCGCCTTTTACTGTTCAAACATCTAACCCAGACTTGTGGCGGATTACTCCTACGGAGATCAATAATGCTTCGGAGCTGCCTAGGCAGTGTAAGCATGGGATGATTGTTAAAGTAATTAGTAGTGCTGACTCTGTTGACGATGATTTCTACCTTAAGTTTATAGGTAACAACAATACTGACGGTCCGGGTAGTTGGGAGGAATGTGCTGGTCCTGCTATCTACACAACGCTAGATGCAAGTACACTTCCTCAGATTATTCAACGTCAATCTAATGGTAGCTTTACTGTAGGTACATATACATGGGATACCCGTGAAGTCGGTGATAACAACACTAATCCTTTTCCATCCTTTATCAGCGATGTAGCTAATAATGTTGGTAAAAAAATTAGTCAGACTTTCTTTCACAGAAACAGACTTGGATTCCTTTGTGAAGACAATGTCATCCTAAGCAGAGCTGGTGAGCCAGGTAACTTCTTCCAAGAATCTGCTTTGGTCATTGGTGGGTCAGATCCTATCGATATCCAAGCAAGCTCTACTCAGCCTACGCAGCTTAAATCTGCAATTGAAACCAACACTGGTCTTGTCATTTTTGCTGAGACACAGCAGTTCTTGCTGCATACTGACAGTGATTCGCTGACACCTGAGACGGGTAAGCTGTCGAATATATCTACTTATAGATACAGCCCGAAAACTGAGCCCGTTTCCCTTGGAACAACACTTGGCTTTATCGACAGTGCTGGCGTCAACGGTCGTTTCTTTGAGGTCTTTGATATTCGTCGTGAAGGTGAACCCAACATGGTTGAACAAACCAAAGTTGCACCTAAGCTGTTGCCTCATGATTTAGATGTCATGACAAACAGCAGAGAAAATAACACTATATTTTTCTCTAAATCTGGCACTGCAGAGATCTTTGGTTATCGCTACTTCAATACTGGAGACAAGCGTGCTCAGTCAGCTTGGTTTAAATGGACCTTGCCGCACAACATTGCACATTTGTTTGTGCTTGATGATGAGTTGTTTATCATTAGTAGCGATTACAAGTTGTTGAAGATTGCTTTGCAGAAGCTTGATACTGCTCGTGATGTTGTCGGTGATAACTTCTACGAAAATACTCTTGATGGTGGTTATTCTGTTCATCTCGATTCGTCGGTATCTCTGACAGCAGGCTCTTATGACGGTACATACACGACTGTCTCACATAGTTTTACAGGCACTGGAACCAAACTTGGTGCAGTCAACCTGTCCACTGGTGAAGTGTTTATGGAAGACGAGACACAACGGAGCGGTACTACCTACAAATTCAATGGTGATTTTGCTGGTGACACTGTTGTTGTTGGCTGGCTCTATGAGCTGAATGTCAAACTTCCTCGTATCTATGTCAAACAAAAGGCAGGTGAAATCACTACATCTGACGTCACTGCATCGTTGACCATCCAACGTGTACATCTTCGCTTTGGTCCTGTAGGACAGATCCAAGTCAGGCTTCAACGTTTAGGTAAAGACCACATCGAAACAACGTATGAATCTACACCTATGGATTACTACGATGCAGATGAAGCAACGTTTGTCCCTGAGAAAACTCAAACAGTCCCTGTGTATGAGCGTAATAAAAACTGTAATCTTGTATTGAAATCACTTCACCCTGGACCTGCTCAGTTTATCTCAATGACGTGGGAGGGTGACTACACACCCATGCACCATAAGCGTGTCTAAATACATTCATCCAATCACAATGCAGGCTGCCTATGAGGTGGCCTGTAACCTACTTCCAGAAGACTACAAAGAGGTTGTGGAAGGTCATGGACATGACCCTAAACGCAGCCTGCCACTAGGTGCTAAGTATGGCGACTCTGTCTACTTCACAGTACCGAACGGTGACCTTGCTGGATGTGCAGGAGTAAATCCACAGGGAGCTATATGGATGCTCTGTACTCCTGCTATACACAAATATCCAATTACATTCGCCAGAGAAGCGAAACGCTATGTAGAAGGTCGATCTGAAAAGCTTCTTTGGAACATAGTTGATAAGCGAAACACCACCCATCTAAAGCTTCTCAAATTCCTAGGTTTTAAATTCCTTCGGGAGTTTCCCCATGGACCTAACAATTTAACCTTTATAGAATTTTGCCGTGTGCGAACCCGTTAGTGCAACGTTAGGGGTTTTGGGTGCTGCATCTAGTGCTGCAGGTGCTATTGGTGCACACCAAGATGCTTCAGCCCAAGCTGCTGCTCAGAACCGCTCTATTGCTAATCGAGCCAATCAAAGAAACGCTCAGTACGAACTTGAATCTCTACAAGGCGTTGCTGAATACAATACTGCGAAACTAGATGTTGAGCGCAAACAAGATGAGGTAGGTCTGGAATTTTCTCGTGCCGCATCTGAAGAACAGCTCAGAGAAGATGATGAAATTAACCAATACTTGATGCAAGATCAAGATCTAGCAGTCAAGTTAATGGCTGGTAGTGAAGTAGATGAAGGTGGTCGTTCACGTACACGTGGTCGAAATCTCAAGCTTGCTATTGGCAGACAACGTGGATCTAACGTCGCTAATCTTGCTCGCGGTCGTATTGCTTCTACGATTCGACTTAATGATGCTCGACGTAGAGCTAACAAACAAAATCAAGCCTTGTATGAGTCTGTAGCTAATCCATATCGTTCAGGTCCTGCACCTAGTCAAGATATTGAATTCGTCAAAGGTCCGTCACCATTGGGTCTTGTCGCTGGACTTGCTAGTGCTGCTGTTTCTGGCGCTTCTACATACAACCAATTTGCACCTGAATCTAAGAGGATCGGAGCGCCTAAGCCTGCGCCTAAGAAATCTAATTAACTATGACATCTTCTTATCAAGGATTAGCTGGCAACCGTAGCGCTGGTGCAGACCCTACTGCTGACTTCCTGCCTGCTCAACAGCAAGCTAATCAAAAACTAAAACAAGATATTGATCGATTTAATCAATCGGTCAATGCTAACGATGCAGCTCGTATGGAAAATGCCAAACGGGCTGGTGATACCGCTAGAGCAATAGGTGAACTTTCTGCTACTGCAGCAAAAGTCCTTGGTGGTATCCAAGCTGAGCGTATTAAAAAGTTTCAATCTGAAGGTCAGGCGCTTGCCGCTGCAGGTATCACTGATCAAGAAAAACTTTTAGAGGCTCAAGAGAAATACGAGGCTGAACAGAAAAGGACTCAAGAACAGCTAGATGGAGTTGCTGATAAAGCAGCAAAAGATGGCAAGCCTTTTCACGTCCTGAATGGCATCAAAAAACTGAATGCCTATCACTTGGACGAGATCCAAAAGATTCAGATTGCGGACCTTGCAACTGTAGTTACCTCAGAGTTTCCTCAGTACTACGAAGACCAAGGTGGTGCCAGTATGTCACGTGCTGATCAAATGGCACTTCCTGGTCAGTTCCTAACTGACAACTACGAAAGGTTTTCTGGCTTTAATCCTGGGTTTGTCACTAAGTATGGTCTTCCTGCTCTAAACAAGTTTAGGGATGAACAACGTCAAAAGATTGACTTTCAGTGGACTCAGACTACAAGTGCACAGACTTCTGACCGTGCCATTAACACATTGCTTGTAGACGGAAACATTGGCAATGCTGTCAATTCTCTTTCTACCACTGTTGACTCTAAAGGCAACGTACGTGGTCCTGCTGCAGCTTATAAGTATCTCGTAGAAACTGTCCTGCCTAAGGCAATCAAAGCAAACCTTGTCAGCGTCACTGACGTGCAAGAGATGTTTGCTAAGAGTGAAATGCCTGGCATGAATGGCAAGACCTATGGCGACCTAAAAAAGATCGACATGAATACGTTGATCGAGACGGCAGAGGCTGACATCAACAGTGACTTTAGTCGTAGGGAAACAACAAGGAATAATGCTTTCATTGCAGAAGAAGAACAGTGGATGCAAACTACTGATCTTTCTACTTTGACTAACGATGAAATTGAACAACGTCAAAACCAGTTTATCCAGACATATGGCAAACGCAGCACAAAGCTAGATCAATACAAGCTTCACTTGTCTGTTGACGCTGTCCAGCTCAAAGAAGCTGACAAAGCAGCACAACGTCTGATCGAAAGCAACAGCTTGACGACTGAACGTCTTCTGAAAATGCCGTGGCAAATTCAGCAACAGTATGGAGCTATCGCAGCAGCTACTGACAAAGTTGCTGGTGATAACTACAAAGTTCAGGAAGAAGCAGTTAAGGATGCTGTTGAAAAGAAAGCCAGTGTCACCCCTCTTGGTTCAAGAGATCCCAGTGTTGGTGTAGTTACTTCTATTTATCAAGCCAAGTTTCACGAGAATCTCCGTCAACAGCTTGAAGCAGGTAACCCTAATGCACTTAATGATGCATTGAGCATTACTCTTCAAGACTTTAATGCTTGGTCTGCTGATTCTGCAAACTTTAGCAATAACGGTTACAACGTCTTTGCTGACGCTGCTACCGCACAAAACCTGCAAGCCAATGCACGAGTAGAGCAAGAAAGAGTTAACAGCGTTATTCGTACTTACGGCGCTCGCTCTTTAGATCAAGTGGGTCTAGTTAACTCCACTGTTCTGCGTAACGACGCTGCAAACTTTGGACAACGGGGATTCAAACATCATCCTCAGATTCAACGTATCAGCCGGATATTGCAAGTAGATCCGATTACAGCTACTAATAAAATGATTGAAGCTTACAACTTAGCTAACCAGGCGCAAGGTAATCCTATTCCTTTAATTTCTTTGTCTCCTGCTGCTGAGGCTATTAAAGATGATCTCCCTCCACAAGCTAAGGCTAAGTTCCTTAGCAACCAAGGACAGATGACACCTAATGTTTCTCTGCAGGTGATGTCGCAGCTTCCTGGTGACTACCGTCCTGAGATGGTGCCTAGTGGTTATGGCGATCTTGTCGCTAAAGCTGCTCAGCAATACGACATTCCTCCTGCCATTTTGGCTGGCTTGCTTGAGCAAGAAAGTGGTTATCTGCCTGAAGTAATTAAAGGTAAGCGGCTTAGTCGTTCTGGTGCGATCGGTATTGCTCAGTTCCTACCAGGCACTGCTGAACAAATGGGAGTTGATCCGGTTAACCCCGAGTCTGCGATCCCTGGTGCTGCTAAATACCTTCGACACCTTATGGATAATTATGGGTTCGACCTTCGTACAGCAATCTATGCTTACAACGCTGGACCTGGAACAGTTCAACGCTACGGCGTAGGTGCTACTGAAGAAAACAAAAATTACTACCCTGGCATCATCAAAAGAGCTGCCAAGTATGGATATAAAGCTGCCTTCCGTGACCCGTCAATGATGCGTCCTGTCTTTCAATAACAACTAATGGCAAATGAATTTCTAGATGAGATTCTTAACGGTACGCCGGAGTTAGTAGAGGGAGCAATCGAAACTTTAAATGCACAAGATCTAGCCACTGCTGAACAAACAAAAGTTCTAGATGGTGCAGATGAAGTTGAGGCTGCTAACGCTGTACAAACTTCTGAATCTCCACAAGACAGCGGTTCTACGGAACCTGCTCAACCTGTTGAAGAGGCAGGAAACTCAGGGCTGTTGTCCGATCAGTTTCTTTCTGAAGCAACCAAAAGCATTAAAAACAGTCAAGAGGAGAAGTTAGCCATTCCTGTCGGTGTGGTTGACTTCGCTATTGACTCTATTAACACAATTGGCAACATTGTTCTTCGTGATCCTGGAGTCACCATTGATGACTCTGGGAACTTTCACTACAAGCAAGGTGCCGTAAATATCCCTAAGCTTCCTAAGTTTGAAAGCAAAGTAGCACAAGCTACACGGGAGATCTCTTCCGTTGTTGCTCCTAATATCTTCATTGCTGGTAAAGCTTTGCAAGGTGCTAGAGCACTCAACGCTGCAAATATCAGCCGTCAAGGTCTTGGTTGGCAACTTGGAAGCGACAAAGCTTTCCAATGGTTTGCCTCTACTGGTCTGACTGCTGGTATTGGTGCTGGTATTGACTACGTCTCCGAAGCCAGTACTGACGACAACCTAGGTGGCACTCTTAAAAAGAGTTGGCCTAGAACTTATAGCTGGATCTCTGACGACTGGGCTACGCTTGATTCCGATAGTCCTGATGTTAAGCGCAACAAAAATATCAATGAAGGAATCTTTGCTGGATTGTTTAGTGACTTCCTGCAAGGCGCAGCAAAGCTCTTTAAAATCCGTAAAGGGATTAAGGAAGTAACCAAGTGGATCCCTGAAAATGAAAAGGCAAAGAATGCCAAGGTATGGTCAGAGGATCCAGAAGACTTCCTCTCTGATGATCCTGTAGAGAACACAGTCCTTAATTCTGCTAAGCGTCGTACTGAAGCGCTAGATCAAACAGGTGGGTACAACTATTCCATCTCTGATGGTCAGCTTAATGAGCCTGTATTCGGCCTTCACGAAGCCTACGATGCTGTTGAAAGTGGCTCTAGGAGTGCTGACCCCAAAGGGGTGCTTGGAGCTTCTGTAGACGCTGTACGCATCGATAAGAACATTGACACAGTCTACGGACGACTTGGCAGTGTAATGACTGAAGGTGCCATCAAGTTCTCCAATAAGGCTGGTGATGCGGGTCTTGCTGTCATCAAAGGTCTCAAAGAGACACTGATCGAAGCTGGTGAGTATGGCTATCGCACTGATGGTGGTCGTTATATCTCTCATAAAGAGGTGATGGCATCTGGTGAAAAGATTGCTGCTGACCTGTTGGAGATGGATGTCTCCGAAATGAAGCGAATGTTTCGCAACCTGTCCGGTAAAGACGTTGACACTGGACTTAGTGAGCTGAACTCCGAAGCCTATGCAGGTGTAATGAAGGCTATTGGTGAGTACACCAAAGAGTTTGCCAACATGGATCACTTCCGTGCTGCTGGCTATGTAGCTACTTCAACTGCTGGTCAGATCTCTGACATGGCTCAGGCTTCTCGCCTTGCCGACAGCGTGTCTGCTGTGAGTCGTGCACAGGAACAGGTACTTGATCGTATTGAGTTTCTGATGCAAGTCAAAGGCCAAACGTCTTATGTACGTGGTCGTGCTTTGAACATGCTGAATCTCTGGAAAACCGATCCTAAAAAGGCAAAAGAGGCAGTTAAAAATACCAAACAAGATACGATCGACAAGCTAAAGGAGATCTCTGAGGAAACCTCTGACACGATCGCTACCTTGCGTGCTGTCAAAGAACAACGTCCTGAAATGCTGGGACCGTTGATGCTTGCTTATGACATTACTGATGGCAGTGTCAGCTCTATGTCCAAGCTAAATCAGTATGTACGAAATACCACTGGTACTGTCAGCAAGATGTTCTTTGACGGCAGTCCTGACTTGGAGTCTGTTTGGCTTCAGGGTGTGTGGTCAAACATCTATAACTCTGTGCTCTCTTCTATTGGCACTCCGTTGAAGGCTACGTTCAGCAACGTTGCTCTAATGATTGAGCGTCCTATTGCTACCTACGCTGGCGCAATGCTGTCTGGTGATGGAGCTACTCTCCGCAAAGCGCACTATATGTACACCGTTGGTATTGGTGAGACCTTGGGTCGATCCTTTAACCACATGAGTCAGGTATTTAAGCGTGCTTCTGCTGACCCTTCCTCGGTTGGCTACATCATGCGTGATGACATTGTTCGCAAGAATGATGACAAGATTGCATTGCTGAACTCTTTTGCAGAAGCTGCAGAACAACGTGGTGAATCAGCACCAAAAGCAATGATGGTGCAGGTTGAAGCTATGAATGACTTGGCAGAACATCCACTGCTTCGCTTCAGTGCTAACGCTATGACAGCGTTTGACGGCTTTACTCGTTCTTTCATTGCCAACATTGAGGCAAGAGGTCGTGCCTACGACACTCTGATGAATGCTGGTGACAAGGTTACTGCTAAGCGTGTTCGAGCTATGGCTCGTAATACCTACGGTCAGATGTTTGATGAATCTGGAATGATCACAGATGAAGCTGTTGATTATGCCAGCCGTGAGATTGCAATGAACTTGGATGCTCCAGGTCTCCGCAGTCTTAACGGATTGATTTCACGGTATCCCATTGTCAAACCGTTCATGATGTTCCCTAAAACATCTATGAGCATGATTGCGTTTACTCGTAGCCATACTCCTTTGGGGTTGTTTGTGCGTGATGTTGATACCTTTAGTACTAAATATGCACGCCAAAGCAAAGAAAATGTTCGGTCCTTGCTAGAGGCTCGTGGTGTTCCCTACAGCCCTGAGACTGCAGAAGCTGCCTACAACACTATTGCTGCTGAACTGAAGGGACGTCGTGCTATCGGCACGCTGTCTGTCCTTGGTGCTGGCGCCTTGTTCACTGGTGACCGCCTACGCGGCAATGGCCTCTACGACAAAGAGAAGCAGAAGGTACGTCGTGAGACTGGTTGGCAGCCCCGTACGTACAAAGGTCTTGACGGCAAGTGGTACAGCTACGAAAACCTCGGTGCCATCAGCGATTGGCTTGCTCTGACAGCCGACGTCATGGACCACTTCGACACTCTAGATGAGCCGTCACTGGAGCTGATGCTCAATAAGTCTGCTCATGTCCTTGCAGCAAACCTGACTAACAAATCATTCCTTGCTGGTCTTGAGCCTATGAATGACGTGTTGGCTGGTAACCCTGCTGCATTGTCACGCTGGGGTGCAAGCTTCCTTAGTGGCCTTGTTCCTGGTAGCGGTTTCCGTAATGAGTTTGCACGTCTGATGACACCGCAACTCAAAGAGATGGAGCAAGATTTCTTGCAACTTTTGGCTAACCGTAACCCAGTTTTCAAAGATCAACTGCCTGATGTCTATGACTGGATTGATGGTGGCAAGGTTGGTGAACCTACCAATTTCTTCCAAAGAGCTTGGAACACCTATTCACCATTCATGAAGCAGAGCGACAGCCTTAGCGAAGAAAAGCAGTTCCTAATCGACATTGAATTTAATGCTCGTCCTACCTTGAGTACTAATGGCAAAGGTGTTGAACTTACCCCTGAAATGCGTTCACAAATCACTAACGAAATGGGTAAGAACGGTGGGTTTAAACAGGCTATTCGTGAAGTCATGAATACACCTGAAGGTAAAGCCTTCCGTGAACAATGGAAAGAAGCAGCTCGTAGCGGTATTTATCCAAAGCTTGCTGACTACAAAAACGTCCACCGTATGCTTACACAACGACTTCGTGCTGAACAGAAGTACGCAATGTCTCGTGTAGAGCTTGCTCCTGAAATTGCTGAACTTGAGTTTACTAACAACCAAATTGAAGAGGCAACTCGTTTAGGACAAATTGAACGTATTAGACAACTACAGAACAACTAATGGCTGAATCTCAATACACAGCTCCAGCCACTTACACTATTACTTTCCCTTCGTTGTCTCAAGCTGAGGTCAAGGTAAGTGTTAATGGAGCGGAACTTTCTACCAGTAACTACTCCATTTCCGGTTACGCAACCTCTGGCAGTGGTACTGTAACTATTACCTCCACCGTTAACACTGGTGACATTGTCCGTATCTTCCGTGATACTGATGTCACTACTCCTGAAGCTACGTTTGCTCCAGGTGCGTCAATTAAGGCGAACGACCTCAACGAAAACAACCAACAGCTTCGCTATAAACTTGAGGAAAAAATTGATGCTTCTAACATCGCTACTGCTGCTGTTGTTACTGATGCTATACGTGATTTAAATGTCACTACAGCTAAACTTGCTGATGGCAGTGTAACTACCGTCAAGATTGCATCCGATGCTGTTACTAACGCCAAGTTGGCTGACAACTCGGTTGCAATCGAACAGATGCAAGACAACTCGGTAGATACACCTGAGCTTGTCGATGCTGCTGTTACTAACGTCAAACTAGCAGATAACTCTGTTAGTCAAAGCAAGATGCAGGACGACTCCGTCGGTACTGCTGAAATCATTGACCTCAACGTCACGACAGCAAAGCTAGCTGATAATGCTGTCACAACCGTCAAAATTACTGACGACAACGTAACAGAGCCTAAGCTTGCTCCTAATTCCGTTACTAACCGACAGATTGCTGACGGGTCTATTAGCGGTGCCAAGATTACTAACGGCACCCTTGATATTCAAGCTGTCCTAGATGTTGACTTTAGAACTCTTGCTGAGCAAAACGCAGGTCCTAATGATGTAGGCAACGACGACGAGATCTCCACTACTGCTGCTAATAACAAACGGTATGATGTTATCTACCAATCAGGTACACCTTCATCAACCGATTTTGTTACTGGTAAGCTTTGGTACGATCATGCTAATGACCAAACACTTTATGTTTGGGATGGTAGTAACTGGCTGGGCATCTCATCTGGCGGTACTTTTGTCACGCAACCAACCGTCATTTGGGTTGATAGTGTCAACGGTCTAGATACTAATGATGGTCACCGTGTCATTGATGCGATGAAGACCATTAAGGCTGCTGTTGCATCTGCAGATCATGGTGACATTGTTCTTGTAGCCCCTGGTGTCTATCGGGAAACTCTTCCCATCGACATTACTGTCAATAACCTGTCAATCGTTGGTCAATCTCTTCGTAGTTGCTTTATTCACCCGACACCGGCAACTGAAGAGAACATCATGTTCCGCGTTAACAGCGGTACACAGATTGCTAACTTCTCTTTTGGTGGTCTTAAGGCTAGCGGTACACGTGGTGGTCACGCTATTGACTCTGACAGTACCTACGGACTTCCTACTAACCAGGCTTTTGTTTGCGCGTTCTATCCAAACGCAGTCATCTATAAGTCTCCGTACATCCAGAACTGTACAAACTTTGCTGACTCTGGGATCTACAACCACACACAAGCTGAATACAACGCTAACAACAGCCTTGGTGGTTTCTTTGACCCTAATAACGTTCAGCAAGGTGGTTTCGGTGGTGACCTTACTTCCGGTCCTACTGGTGGTGGTCTTTTGGTTGACGGCGCTACCGTGGCAACTAACTCACCACTCCGTTCAATGGTGGTGGATTCGTTCACGCAAGTTACGCTTGACGGTCCTGGCATCCTTTGCTGCAACAACGGTTATGCACAGCTTGTGTCGTTCTTCGGCACCTTCTGTCACTACCACGCAAAGGCACTTAATGGCGGTCAACTTAACCTCAGCAACTGTACGACTGACTACGGTCGGTATGGTCTGATTGCTGACGGTAAATCCTCCAGTGCAATCTTTACTGCCTCAGCCACGGCTGCTGCCTCTACTGGAGACCTGTTCTTCACTATTGGTGCTCAGACTGCTGGAGCTGCCTGGCATGGTTCTGCCACACGTCCACAAGACAACATGCTTGTGACGATTGGCTCTAACACTTATCCTGTTAAGTCAGCAACTGCTAATGGTGCTGGGTGGGATGTCTACATCGAGAACCCTGACCCGACAGCACTTGCAACCAATCTTGGTTTGTCTGCTGCTATTTCTAGTGGTGATGCTGTCAGCTTCTTTTACCGCTCCTATATCTCTACTGGTGGTCACACCTTTGAGTATGTAGGTTCTGGTACTGACTACCGTGCTGATCCAGCTAACGGTGGCGTTCCTATCGAAGCCAACCAAGTTAAGAGTCTGAACAACGGTAAGGTGTGGCAGTCAAGCACTGACCACAACGGTAAGTTCAAAGTTGGTGATACGTTCTCTGTTGACCAACGTACTGGTCAGGTAAACATCAGTCTTGATGCTTATCGACCTGAACTTGTTAACGACCTAAGTCCTCAGCTTGGTGGTGATCTTGATGTCAATAACAAGGATATTACAGGTACGGTCAAACTAAACGGTCTGATTTATCCGTCTGTTGACGGTGCCGTTGATCAAGTCTTGAAGACTGACGGTAGTGGCAATCTGAGCTTTGTCGGCATCACATCACTGCAAGGCGCTGGGATGCAGAACCTTAGTGACGACAGCACACCACAACTTGGTGGTCAGCTCGATGCTGTTAATAACAAGATCGTCAACCTTGCGTCTCCTACAAGTAATAACGACGCAGCTAACAAAACTTATGTCGATAATGCTATCGGCAACATTGATGCAGCTTTTATCGAGACTGCTCAAACCCTTGCTGCTGATAAAACCATCAGTGCAAATGTAAATGCCGCTTGTGTCGGTCCAATCGCAGTCGATTCAGGCGTCACGCTGACTGTTGGTGCAAACTCTAAACTCGTCGTTCTTAACTAATCATGGCTTACGGAAAAATTAAAGCAGATACTCTTACCTGGGACAACGCAGGTACAGATACTGACATCACTATTAGCGGTATTCCTACCGCTGCACAGCTTGCAGCAAAACAAGATGCAGATGCAACCATCGTTAAGACTGGTGTAGAGCAAACCTTTACTGCTGGTCAGCGTGGAGAGATTACAGAGCTTGCTGCTGGCACTTCTTTCACTATTGATCTTGACGCATCCAACAACTTCCTGATTCAACCCAATGGCACCTACACGGTGACTCTGAGCAACGTCAGCGGTGCTAAAGGTCAATGTGGATCTATCTTCATCAAACCCACCGCAACTGCTGCTAGCGGCTCATTCCCTACCACGATGAAGTTTGTTGGTGGTGCAGCTGGCATCACCTTGACTGGCACCAGTGGTTCTATTGATCGTATCGATTACATCGTCCAAGACGATAGCGCAGGCTATGAGTGTCTCACCTGCAACTTTACTGCCAACTACGAAGCTTGATATATGCCAGTATTTAATAACGCCTTGGCCGGTGCTTCCGGTCAGGGCAGCGGCGGCTATGTAATTGAAAAGAGCCTTAGGTTTAAAGGCGGTTCTGACGCTAGCTTAACCAGAACTCCTACAACAGCTGGTAGTTCATCTGCTTTTACTTTAAGTACTTGGGTTAAACGCAGTCTTTCAACGACTTACGAGTATTTGATGTGGACAACTACATCGTTTTATATTAATTTTACAAATACCGATAAAATTAATATCGCTCTTTATGCACCGGATGGGTCTAGTTGGGCTGTAATTGCAACTTCGCAAGCAAGGTTTAGAGACCCTAGTGCTTGGTATCACATTGTTGTTTCTCTAGATTCATCAGCAGGAACTGCTAATTCCGATAGACTCAAGTTGTGGGTTAATGGTAAAGAATCTCCCCTGGATTATACAGCTTATTGGGGTGGTTTGATTACAGGAAATGTTAAAGACGTTAATACCACAATAGAGCATGAAATTGGCGCTCGCAATCCCTACCCTTGTGATTTTTACCTTGCTGATTATTATTGGATTGATGGTCAAGGTTTGACCCAAAATGACTTTGGTGAATTTGACGACAACAACGTCTGGCAAGCAAAGGAGTTTACCGGAACATACGGTACTAACGGCTTCCACCTCGACTTCTCCGACACAAGCAGCACTGCTGCGCTTGGATTTGACGCCAACGTAGAAGGCACTAGGTACAGCGCCTTTGTGACTGGTTTTCAAAGTAGCCATCCTCCCGCAAATATGTTTGATGGTTCTACATCGACATTTACTCTAGGTGCGAACAGTGGAGGCATTATGACCTTCACTCCTGGAACGGCTATCCCTTACGCAGCAGCTAGCGGCGGTGTCGAACTTTATCTGCACCCTGGCTCACAACCAGACAGATTTCGGATCAATGGTGGTAGTTGGGTCAACCAAACAAACCAAGCAACAGGCGGCTGGCAAACAATTTCTACAGGTGATGGAAGTATCACCAAAATCGAGTTCCAGGATCAAGCTACTTCTGAAGCAGTCGTTTACGCCATCCGTGTCAACGGAACAATCCTGACTGATCCGTCTGGAGCGAATGACTGGACGGTAAATAATCTTGAAAGTCCGGGTAACGGCACTAGGTATCGCACTCTGGAGCTGAGTGCAAACCATCCCTCTGGTGTTGTTTCTCAGCGAGACAATGCTTTTGACGCAGCTCGGATTGCTACTTACGTAAATACAAACACATGGGCGATCACCAATACAGCTTGGTTGGGATCTTACGCTAATGGATATGCTGAAGCGAGATGGATACCTGTCGGAGGATATGCAGTAACTAGCTCTTTGAGAGTTTATTTTGGTGTCTATAGCAATGTATCACGTAGAACGACTCTTACGATTACTTATACCGATGGCACTACAGAGTCAAGCCCACAGTTTTCATCTGGTATCAATAACTGGATGACTTTGTTTACTGCAAGCAATGCTGCAGGCAAGACAATTCAAAAAAT